CCTTCGCTCGCACAAAATTCCTTTTTTGAGAATTGAGTTTACGGGAGGTGAAGCCAATGGCTGGAAGAAAAGCTATGCCAACGCATCTGAAAGTGGTTTCAGGGAAGAGCCACATGACGAAAGAGGAAGTTAAAGCCCGAATCGAAGCAGAAGAGCAGCTCACGCCAAAGGCTGACAAGGTAAAACCTCCAAGCTGGCTTAGCAAAGAAGCAAAGAAAGAATGGAAAGCCATAGCACCAGAGCTTATACGTTTGGGACTGCTCACAAACATTGACATTAATGCTTTGGCGGTATATTGCGATGCAGTTGCTAAGTATGCAGAGGCTGCTAAAAGGCTTGATGAGGAAGGCATAATTGTGGAGTATACCAATGCACGTGGTGCAACAAATCTGGTGCGTAGCCCGTGGACGCAAATTGCCAGTCAGTATGCAACGATTATTCGCCAATTTTTGTCAGAATTTGGACTAAGTCCAAGTGCCAGAGCCAGCCTCGCTATAGGTAATACCAAGCAAAGAAAGCAGGAGACACCATTCGATGAAATATTTGGTGATGTGTAATGTATAACCCCTTACCATTAGATTATGATATACGGGGTGAGCTCGTAAAATATAGCGAGGATGTGCTTGAAGGCAGAATAATAGCTTGTCAAGCTCACAAATGGGCTTGCCAAAGGTTTTTAAACGATCTAAAGAGAGAAGGGACCAAAGAGTTCCCTTATTTATTTGTCCCGGAAAAAGCTATTAGGTTTCTCAATTGGATGAAACTGTTTCGTCATAACAAAGGGATTTTGGCTGGGCAACGTATCGATCCACATCTAATACAGCGTTTTGTTTTCGGTAATATTTACGGCTGGGTGCATATGGAAACCGGTTATAGACGTTTCCGCAAAGCATATTGGCAGGTTGCTAGGAAAAACGCCAAATCGCAATCACTTGCGTGCGTTGGTTCTTACGAAGCAGCAGCGATGGGTGCTGGATTAGCAGAGGTCTACTGCGCAGCAACCAAAACAGACCAGGCAAGAATTGTTTGGGAAGAAATCGATCGAATGATTAAGAGCTGCCCAGAACTTGCAAATAAGTTCAAGACAGCATATGGCCGTATCATACATGAGAAAACAAATTCATTTATCCGCACATTGAGCAAAGAAGATAAGAAAAAAGGAGATGGATTTAACCCACAGTGTGGTATAGTGGATGAATACCATGCTCACGAAACCAGTGAGTTCTACGATATATTGGTAACTGGCATGGGGGCAAGACCTGAGCCACTTCTGATGGTCATTACTACGGCAGGTTTTGAACTCAATAACCCTTGCTATCGAGTCGAGTATCAGTATGTTAAACAAATTCTTGACCCGAATAATCCAGTCGAAAATGACCAGTATTTCGTAATGATTAACGAATTGGATAAGGATCCAGAAACGGGTAATCTGTTGGACGATATCCGAGACCCACGAGTGTGGGAAAAAGCTAACCCTATTCTAGCCAGCTATAAAGAAGGCAGAGACTACTTGGCAGCTGAACTTCAAGCTGCCATGGACGTACCGGACAAGCTGGTCAATTTTCTAACTAAAAACATGAACGTGTGGGTAAATCAGCGGGAAAATGGGTATATGCGGATGGATAAATGGGCTGCTTGCCCCATAGAAGAAGTTGTCCTAACTGGCGTACCTTGTTATATAGGTGTGGATTTGTCATCAAAACTGGATTTAACAAGCGTATCGTTCGTTTTTCCTTTGAATGACGGACGATTTTTTATTATTTCTCACTCATTCATCCCCGAAGAAAGGTTAATTGAGAAACGTCGTGAAGATAAGGTACCTTACGATTTATGGATAAAGCAAGGCTATATGACAGCAATCCCAGGTGCTGTTGAGGACTATCAATTTGTCAAATGGTATATCAAAAATACTGTTAGTGAACATGGTTGGGAAGTCGCAGAAGTATGTGTAGACCCATGGAATGCGCAGGTGTTCAATCAGGAAATGATGGACGATGGATTTACAGTGGTCGAGGTACCTCAGACTATGCGCTATATCAGCCATGTGGTCCAAGATTTCAGAGAAAATGTCTATCAACGAAAGGTTATCCATAACAACAACCCAGTGTTAACTTGGGCTGTCGGAAATGCAATCACTAAAGCCAATGCCAACGGTGGAATTATGCTGGACAAAAGCAAATCGAGGGATAGAATTGACCCTCTGGCAGCCACGATTACAGCGTGGGCTAGAGCAATGCACGCAGAACCGACAATCAACGTAGAACAATTCGCAGATGCGGATTTCTTGGCTAAACTGTGGGGTTAGGAGGTGAATGAATGGCGTTATGGGATAAATGGTTAAAACCACGAGCGCAGACACGAGAAACCATAGATATTAACGACAGACGTTTTATAGAGCTATTAGGTATTGAACTAGATAAGCTTAATCTAAAGGGTAAAAATGCACTCAAAGAAGCAACAGTTTTTGCATGTATTCGTATTTTAGCCGATTCAATAAGTAAATTGCCATTGAAAGTGTATCAGGATAAAGATGGCAAACGGCAGGCAGCAGATCACTATTTGAATCCCTTACTGAAACTCCGCCCAAATCCGTGGATGAGTGCGCGAGATATGTTCAAAGCATTAGAGGTGCAACGTAATATTCACGGAAATGCTTATGCGGTGTTAGATATACCAACGCGAGGGATAAACGCGGGGAAAATACAGGGTATTTACCCTTTGGATAGCAGTCGAGTGGAAATTTGGGTGGATGATGTTGGGGTTCTTGTTGGTGACCAGGTTTATACACTGCCAGGGTTGGGATCGATATGGTACATCTATACTGATAGCAAAGGGACCCAGTATAAATTCACACCAGATAAAATACTCCACTTCAAGGGCATATCTTATGACGGTATAGTAGGATTAACCCCATTAGAGATGCTTAGGACTACAATTGAGAATGCCGGATATGCTAGCAAATTTTTGAATGAGAGTTTTAAGAATGGATTGCAAGTGGCTGGAATTGTGCATTATATTGGCGATTTAAGCCCGCAGGCACAGAAAATATTTCGTGAAAAATTTGAGGAAATGGCAAGTGGGTTGAAGAACGCTCGGCGTGTAGCATTATTGCCATTAGGGTATCAGTTTCAGCCAATAGAATTAAAAATGACTGATGCACAGTTTCTTGAGAATACGGAGTTAACTATCAGACAAATCGCTGCAGCGTTTGGCGTGAAAATGCATCAGTTGAATGATTTGAGCAGAGCAACACATACGAATGTAGAACACCAACAACGTGAATTTTACATTGATACATCAATGGACATTTTAACAGGTTATGAACAAGAACTCACGTATAAGCTGTTCACCCAAAGAGAACTTGATGAAGGCTACTACGTTAAGTTTAATGTCAATGCAATTTTGAGAGCTGACCCAAAAACCAGGTATGAAAGTTATCGTATTGCAATTCAATCTGGTTTTATGACGCCTAACGAAGTACGAGAATTAGAGGAAATGGAACCACTAGAAGGTGGTGACAGGTTGTTAATCAACGGTAATATGATGCCGATTGAAATGGCCGGAGAGCAGTATAGAAGGGCATCTATTGCTGAACATAATCGGAAAGGTGGTGATGACACTGAAAAAGTTTTGGAGTATGAAAAAAATCAATGAAAAAGAGGGCGAGGTGACTTTATACGGTGAAATATCTGATGTGACATGGTGGGGAGATGAGGTAACCCCAAAACAATTTAAGGCAGATTTGGACGCTTTAGGTGATGTTGATTTAATCAGCGTTTATATCAACAGCCCTGGTGGAGATGTATTTGCTGGACAAACAATTTACTCGATACTTAAACGACATAAAGCTAAAATTCATGTTTACATCGATGGTTTGGCAGCAAGTATAGCTTCGCTGATTGCAATGGCTGGTGATAAAGTAATAATGCCAGCAAACGCTATGATGATGATCCATAATCCGTGGACGATAGCAGCGGGCAATGCAAATGACTTTCGCAGATTAGCTGACGATCTAGATAAAATCCGCGACAGCATGATTGTAGCCTATGAGAATAAATCAGCATTGACCATGGATGAAATTAAGCAGCTAATGGATGCCGAAACATGGTTATCTGCCAATGATTGCTTAGAATATGGCTTTGTTGATGAAATCGAGGAAGCTAAACAAACTGCGGCTTGTATAGATACGAAGTACTTTGCTCATTACCAAAACGTACCAGAAGCATTAAGAGAAGATGTTGAAGATAACAACACGGTACACAACAGTAATGAGCACATCAAGAAAAAATTGCTTTTGGAATTGGAGCTATAAAAAGCTCTTTTTTTATTTGCTAAAAATAAGGAGGTAGTAAATAGGTATGAATAAAGAGATACGTGAATTACTGCAAAACATCGAGAACACAAAAGCAAAAGTTAGAGCATTGCTAGCCGAAGATAAAGTAAACGAAGCCGAAGAGTTGATGAAAGAAGTACGAGCAATGCAAAAGAAATTTGAGTTACTGCAGAGTTTAGAAGAAGATGCGAATGAGGTTATTGGTGTAGTTGTCCCCACCAACAAGATAGACAATGATTTAAACGCCGAATACAAACGCGTCTTTTTGAAGGGATTGCGCCGTCAATCTATAAACAGGGATGATCTTAGTATCATCAATGAATACAACAAGACCATCTTAGGTGCTGTAATGCATGAAGGTGGAGCTACAGGGATACCCGATGGGGATGTAGGGTTGATTGTGCCACAGGACATTCAAACACGAATTAACGAGCTTACGAGGGCTCTCAACGATTTATCTCAATATATCACGATTGAGACTGTCAATACTCTGTCTGGTAGCCGTGTATTAGAAGCGGATAATACTATGACCCCCCTCCAAGTGGTTGAAGAATATGGACCTATTCAAGAGATGGACAATCCAAAATTCGTCAATATCGAATATAGGCTGGTCAAACGCGCTGGTTATTTACCTCTTACCAATGAACTATTAAGAGACAGCGATCAAAACATAATTGAGTATTTGGCACGGTGGATCGCAAAGAAATATGTGGTTACCAAGAATACACTAATTACTAGCTTATTTAGCACCTTGACACCGACACCATTGGCAAATTGCGATGACATTAAGAAGATACTTAATGTCGAGCTGGATCCTGCCATTAGTCTAAACGCTGTGTTAATTACTAACCAAGATGGTTACCATTGGTTAGATACTCAAAAAGACGAGAATGGACGTTACTTATTACAGGATGATATTACCCAACCTGGGCGAAAACTTTTCAAAGGACGCCCCGTTGCCGTAGTATCTAATCGTTATCTACCAACAATTGCTGGTCAAGCAGGACAACCTGATTTGGCACCAATGTTTATCGGCAACGGCAAAGAGTTTGCTGTATTATTCAGTCGTGGTCTTTATGAGTTATCATCTACTCGTGAGGGCGGCGATGCATGGCGCCGAGACACGACTGAATTACGTGTTATAACTCGTGATGACTTGCGTCAATGGGATGCAGATGCTCTGGTTTATGGCCAATTAGCACTCCAATAGAGAGGGTAGAAAGCCCTCTCTTTATCTATTAAAAAGGGGGGTGTATGAATGTCGCGGGTCAGGATTAGACGTTTGTTTAGACTTGGACAAATAATCTATCAACCAGGGGAAGAGCATGAGATGAAGAAACAAGACGCT